GATTCTTTTTACGATGCTTGGCAATCGGGTCCGAGACATATTCCTTCTGGAACAGCATGTTCCCGGTATAGGTGACGTTGGTGAGGATCACATTGACGTTGGAATCCACCCACGCCTTACCTTGGCGTGTGTAGATGCCTTTTTCGTTGAGCGTCCGGCCAATCTCGATTCGTGATGCGCCCTTCATGTATTCCCGGTACATAAACCGGACGGTTTCGGCCTCCTCCGGGATGATTGTGAGCCGTCCGTCAATCCATTCATAACCGAAAACCCGCATCTGCCCGTTGGGTATACCCTGCTGGAAGCGCTTGATCGTACCCCATTTGACGTTATCCGAAATGCTGCGGCTTTCCTCCTGCGCGAAGGACGCGAGCAGTGAAAGCATCAGTTCGCCGTCCTCGGAGAGCGAATCGATGTGCTCTTTTTCAAAGCGAACGGAAATGCCGAGTTCCTTCAGGTGGCGGACGGTCTTCAAGAGATCCACCGTATTTCTGGCGAAACGGGAAATTGACTTCGTAAGGATGATGTCGATTTTACCTGCCTCGCAATCCTCAACCATGCGCCGGAACTCATCGCGCTTGCTGGTTCCGGTTCCGCTGATGCCGTTATCCGCGTAGACGCCGGCGTATTGCCAATCAGGGTGCTTTTGAATCAGCTCGCTGTAGTAGCTGATCTGAACCGACAAGGAATGCTGCAGCCGCTCGGTTTCCATAGAAACTCTGGCGTAGGCAGCGACTTTCTTGCGTTCTGGCATTTGAGGTACAGCAGGCTCAATTTTTGTTACTGTTTTCAAGAGAAATCACTCCTTTCCAGTACACATACATCACTCTAAAGCGGCTTCACAGCAAGCAATTCTCGGACAATAATGTGCCGAATAGTGGCCGATATTTCTCCTGCAGTTTTGTATCAATTATGGCATATTCCTCCTCGGTTAGAAGACCCTTTTGCAGGAGCGTTTTTGCCAGATGAATCGAAGCCTGATAGTCCTTTTCAGCCTCGAATTGTTCCTCGCTCATACCGGCTCACCACCCTTAAAACGGGCTGCAATATAGCAGGCGTGGGAGCAATACTTCCGTTCGGCGTTGCCGTAGGCCGTGAAGGTTTTCCCGCAGCGGGCGCAGGTGAAGGTATAAACGGCTTTCTGCTGTACCGCTTCCGGGTGGGCGTTCCACCATTGCTGGCGGCAGCCGGCAGAGCAGAACTTTATCTTTTTTCTACCGGGAGCCTGCTGCAGCTGCTTTCCACAGTTGAGGCAGACGCCGCAAGTCAGGTCGATACGGGCATTGGTTTCTGCAACTACGCCGCCAAGGTTATTTTTGCGGCAAAATGCCTTGACGCTATCTTTAGACAGGCCGACCGCACCGGCAATGGTGGCATAGCCGTAGCCATGCCCGCGCAGCTCCTGTATTTTTTCTCTTTGCTCATTTGTCATGAAATATCCTCCAATCTGGGGACCTCTGTCCTCACTACCCAATGGAGTTCAAAGTGCCATTTGGCCGAAAAACCTGAGGAAAAATTGCTCATAGCATCCGCCTCCACCATCCACAGGACAGAAAGGCGGCGTTTGAACGAAAAAATATGGCCCGGCAGGATTTTTTCCCGCCGAGCCTTAAAACGATGTATCAGAGCTTTGCCGCATAGTCGAGCGAAATCCAGCCGTTCCGGCCAGCCTGATAAGACTTGAGCAGGCCCCATTTGGTTGCTCCAGTGCCGCCGGCTTCCTCGACGATGGTGAATACGCCCTTTCCGGTGTATCGCCCCACAGTGCCGTAGTTGGTGCCAGGGCCTTTCCGGATGTTCAGGTCGGGAATGACGACCCTGACGCGATAGGGCACATTATCAGAGGAAGTGTCTATGGCAGATTGCTGTGTAGCGTCCAGCCGGGCGTTGACCTGCTCGGCGATATAAGGAAACTTACTCTCAAGATATGGCCCCGGACAGGCTGTCGCGGCAAACCACTTGTGCATGGTGAGATTGCCGGATTTATCGCCGGTATAGTTGAGATGTGCGATTCCGTTGCGCTGGCAGATGTCTACACACAAGTCAATAAGTTTGGCGAGAGCCGTATCGCTGACGTGCCAGTCGCCGCCGATCTCATCATCCGCCACTTCGATGGTGACGGCGCGATTGTCATTGCCGCTGTTGGCACTGCACCAACTTCGATTTGCCTCGTCGACATACAGCCCAACCCGTCCATCCGAGCCGATGCCATAGTTGGAGCTTGCCTTCCGGCTGGTAGGCGTGAACACGCCTCCGCACTGCTCAACAGTCAGGTTGCCGGCCATATGGTGAATGGTGATTTTGTCTATATCGTGGTTTCTTGGCTTGCTGCAGTTCGGACTGAGCTGCGTGAAATTGACTAAGCTGCTGTTGCTCATGTTATTTGTCCTCCTTGTCTTCGGAGCCTTTCAATTGCGCCAGAACGTCCTTGAGCTTCTGCGGCACCGGCAGCCCAATCAGCGCCGTATTCTCCAGAATGCTGATTCCCTCGTTGGACAGATAGAAGAAAATGACCGCAGTGCGGATGGCACTGCCGTTTCCGATGATCTGCTTGTCGACGATATTCGCCACTCCTACGAGAATAAAAATGAGCACCTTTTTGCAGATGCCCTTGAAACCTACCTCGCTGGAGACTTTCTTCTGGATCGCTGCCACCATTAAGCCTGTGATGTAGTCGATGACTACAAAGGCAATCAACGCGTACAGAAAACCGTCCATACCACCGAGCAAGTAGCCCATAAAGCCACCAATGGCGGAAAACGCCATCTGAATCCAAGTCCAGATATTTTGCATAACCTCGTACCTCTCTTCTTGTTTTGTAATAAAAAAAGCAGCCGTTCGACTGCCTACTGTTCCTGTATGATATAAGTCACTTTCATTGTTTTATCCGCGGTTTTCGTCACGGGCGTTGTTAGGTCGTTGATCGTCGCAAGGTAGAAAGCCGGGAACATGAAGCTGCCCGTCGTATTGGCGCCAAAGGAATAATAAAAGTAGAATGGATCGCCGAGCACTGGCGTGTATGACGCACGATAATAATACGTTCCGCAGAAATTCTTGCCTTCGACGGGGGCTATTTCATTTGTCAACGTGTTGAGTACGCTGAGATATCTGTCGTTGTTTTCATAGAAGATCCTCCCGTTGAGCGTAAAGGCCGGATAGCCCTGTACTGTCGTCATTCCAAGCGACCGTATTTTCGTGACGTCTGCAGCATTTCCAACGGCTATTTTGTAAACATAACAGGGACTGCTCGTTCCCATGACGAACAGGTATCCTCTGTAAACAATGGAGGAATTGTGGCTGCTGGAAACATTGATCGTCTCGTTCGTCTGGTTTGTGCATTCATACTCTGTAACAGCCCAGTCGCCAAAGGATATCTTTGTAATTCGGAACGCGCCACCTTTCGCGACATAATAATCCGTCGTTGTGACGATGTAGAGAGCTTTTGTCTCGTTGTCGAAGCAGTAGGTGAAATAGGAGCCATTCATCAGACCGTTCGGAAGATCGGGAAGTGTCGTTTGCTCGATGACCGGCTTTTCACTGGATGGTCGTTCAAATACAGACACGGATTTGAGATAGGTCCTGCGCTTAACAATGGAGATGGACTTTTTACTATTCGCTTTAAAATAATAAGCACAGTCACCCGCCGTATCAATCAGAAACAGATATTCGCACGTTCCATCCGTGCACCAGGAAGTTTGGTCGCCTGTGGATCCTCCCGTGTAGCTCGGATAAACATAATGCAATGTGCTATAAAAAGGTCTCATTGCGTAGCAGACGTCATTTTGCTGGACCGCATCAGCCGCACCATAGGGCGTATAAGCCCCATATTTGTGCGTCAGGCACACGCTTGCCACTGTCCCGTTGGCCTGGCTGGTCGCAAAATCATAAACATACTTGACATACTTGTCTTTTAGATTGATCTCGCTTTCCGTAGTGTTGTAAGAGCCCCTGGTTTTCCCGGTCGTATCGTTTTGCTTTCCATAAACGGCACAGCCTGTTAGGTTGACACTTGCCGGCGGGAAAAGCAAATCCTTTTGTTCTGGGATCTGACCGTCGAACAGCAGAAGGCCACCAAGGAGGTTCTCATAATAAGGAGACTGCGAGCTTAGCAGAGAATCTGCGGATTTCAGATGTCCGAGCGGCTCAAAGAATTTCGTGAGCGCGCTTGTGATCAGGTTGTCGTCCTCAAATCGTTCTCTGGCACCTGTGTTGACGTTATTGGTTTCAATGATGGTATGACCTTTTAACATGTCGCCCTCCTAATTTTCATACGTGATTTTGAATCTGCGAAACTGGGCGTCCTCGTACAGAATGAAGTCGAGAAGCAGGATTTTGTTCGTGGGAAGCCCCGACCACAGCTGTTTGACGTCAGTAGCAAGCCAGTCGACGAGCGTCACCTCTGCGCGGTATGAGCTACCGTTGTCGAAAGACGCTCTCACCCCAATATGCCCGGTATACTCTGCGGACAGCAGCTTGATCCCAATAATGCTGGCGTCGGACATATCGATAACGGAATGCATGGTCTGTGGGTATGGGTACGCTTTCAGGGCAGCTTTCGTACTCGCAATTTTTGAAGCGTCCGATGACCAGTAAAGAACATCAGGATCTTTGAGTGCTGTAAGAAGGGAGCCCTCCGGCAAATCCGAAAAGCCGTATTTCAGAAACACGGCTGCTGTCAGATCAGCAATGTCCACTGCCGTGAGCATTTTTGTTGTAGGTGTCCCGGC